TGGCCGAGGCGCGGGCGGAGAAGAAGACCGAACTGACGCCGAAGCAGACACGCGCCAAGGGCAAGTTGCCGCGCTGGGATGACCTGCTCAAGGTGATTGAGGCGGTCATCCACCACTACAACCACGAACGCGAGCACAGCGAAATCCAATGCACCCCGGCGGCGCTGTATGCGGCGCTGCTGGCGGAGGCAAAGGAAGGCGAGATTGTGCGCCTGTCCGAGGTGGAGCTGCGCGATATGTTCCGCCCGCAGTTTACGCGGGTGGTGGAGCGCGGCTGGCTGAAGCTGCACAACAAGGACTACTGGCACCGCGAGTTGGAGAAGCACGACGGCGAGACGGTGGTGATGGCTGTTGACCAGCATGACCCGACGACGGTCATCGTCAAATCGCTTGATGGCGACTGGATTTGTGATGCGAAGCTCGACGGCAACAAGCGCCCCGGTTTTGCCGAGTCGTTGGTCGAGAGCGCTCGGCGCAAACGTGCCGAGGCGGCTATCAAGCGGGCGAAGCACAAGGCAGAGCAGGCGGCGGCAGAGTTGCGGCCTGCGATTGAAGGCACGCCGGCGGAGACGTTGAGTGATCTGCTGGGCACGGGGACGGATGGCAAGGCGGCAACTGCCGAGCCGGAATATCAATTTTTGAAATCAGCAATGAGGAAGGAAGCATGAAACAGGAAATTATCCGCACGGTGCAACGCGGCTGGGTATTGGTGGACGGCGCGTACTACTACAACCGGGTACTGGAACACTTTGACGGGCAGGAAATTCACTTGCTGCTGTCGGCAAATGGCGCGAGCGGGCGGGCAATGCGGGCAGACGGGACGTTTATTTGCCGGATTTGGCGCGCCGGATGCGCGCCCGCAAGGGACGATAGAAGTACTCCAGCTCAGTCTGACGCATCTTTTCGGAAGACCCGTGCGGGACGGCGACCACCGCTTGCGCCTCGCGGCAAAGGGCTTCGAGTTCTTTCGCCGTCAGCAGGCCGCGCTGAAGGAGAAAACCCGTCAGGTGATGCAGATACTGCTCCTGAATGTCGGCGCGAAGACGCAGTAGTTTGACGGCGATAGCCAAATCATCGTTATGAACCACAAAGAGAATCCCATGATTGAACAGTTGAAACAATTTATTGAAGCACAAGGGCTGACACAGGGGCAACTGGCGGCAAAGCTGGGGGTATCTACCGCGACGGTGAACCAGTATTTGCAGGGCAAGTACAAGGGCGACACGGCGGCGCTGGATGCCAAGGCGGCGCAGTTGATGGCGCGCAGCCGGGAAAAGGCGAAGGAGGTCAAGCAGACCTTTGTCGAGACGACCAGCGCGAAAAATATGCTGGAAATTTGCGGGCTGGCGCACGCGCTGTCCGATATCTATCTGATTATCGGCGATGCCGGCCTCGGCAAGACGGTGGCATTGCGCGAATACGCACGTCGCCACCCCGACGTCATCCTGCTGGAAACGGAGCCAACCTACAACGCCAAGGTGCTGCTGCAATCGCTGTGCGATGCGTTGGGGCTGTCCGCCTCGCGCACCAACCACGAAATGATGAGCGCGGTGGTGGACAAGTTGAAAGATAGCGAGCGCCTGCTGATTGTGGATGAGGCGGAGCTGCTCGCCATCAAACCGCTGGAAATCCTGCGGCGCATCCATGACCTGACCGGCATCGGCATGGTGCTGGCAGGCATGCCACGGCTGCGCGCCAACCTGCGCGGCGCCCGCGGGCAATACAAGCAGCTCTACAGCCGCGTTGGCTTTTGCCACGACTTGCGCGACCGCTTGCCGGAAGGCGACATCGCGCAGATGTGCGAGGCGGTGCTGGGGACGGCGGAACACAATCCGCAGCTCTACAAGGTGAGCGGCGGCAACGCGCGGCGGTTGTCCAAGCTGCTGCGCGGGGTGATGAAGATGGCGGAAAACCACGGCGGGGAAGTTACCACGCGGATGATTGACCGCTTTGCTGAGATGTTGATTGATTGAGGACAGGACAATGGAAAAAGCAACGAGAACACGCGCAGTCGGGATGAATGGCTGCGGCATTGCACGGGGCAGACTGGCGGCAGGCCCCCCCCCGCCCCGGCACACAGGCGGCGGGGGAGGAAGCAGCATGAGCAGCGAAGACAGCCTTTGGGAAACGCTGGAGGAATCCATCCGCGACGGGTATTTCGTCCCCTTCCAGTTTGCAGCAGAGGGCGATGAGGCACTGTTTCCTCTCGCAGCGCGAATGAACACACTGATGCTGCTACTGGGAAACCGGATGCGCAGCGCACTAAACATCCTGCGCGAGCTAGATGAAGACGTGAGCGCCATCCTGCGCGACCCGGCAAACGGCGACATCCACATCCGCCTCAACTATGGCAACTACATCGGCGGGCTACTGGTTTTCAGCGGTAACGGACTGACCAGCCACATCACCTGGCATGGCCGCCGTCTCAATGGCGGACGGCTGACTTGCTTCAACCGCGCCACACTCACCGCCTGCGGACTGGATTTAGCGGAGATATTCGACAGCCACCTCAACAGCCTGCGCGAAGAGGCGGCGGCAGTACAGCAATTTATCGATGCGCGGCGTGCCGCACAAGGCGACCTGCCGTTTTAACCCCCTTTAAACAACCTATTAAACCGGAGAAAAACCCATGACAACAGCCAAAAAGACCCGCATCAAGGCACAAACGCTGGAGGCGCCGCAAAGCCGCGAAGAAACGCAGCGCTGGATACGCGAACTGGGCGACGCACAGCGCGAACACGGGCGTACCACGGCTGCGATGAACGACCAGATTGCCGCAATCACCCACAACTACACCCCCGAACTGAACGCACTACAGGCGCGGATAGAGGAGCTGCTGAAAGGCATCCAGGCATGGTGCGAAGCGCACCGCGACGAGCTGACCGACGGCAAAAGCAAGACCGCGAATCTGGTCACCGGAGAAGTGAGCTGGCGCACGCGCCCGCCGTCGGTTGCCATCCGTGGCGTGGATGCCGTGCTGGAAAACCTGCGCGCACGCGGCCTGGAACGCTTTATCCGCATCAAGGAGGAGCCGAACAAGGAGGCAATGCTCAACGAACCGGACGTTGCCGCCGGAGTCGCGGGCATTACTATCAAGCGCGGCATCGAAGACTTCGTTGTGACGCCGCATGAAATCAGTGGGGCACAGCCATGAAAACCCTGACCCAATGGCTTATTGACCGCCTGCGCCGCCGTGAGCGGACGCACATCGAGCTGCACGCACAAAGCGGTGAGGTCATCATCCGCCAAGGCTTGCGTCGGGTGCGCCTCTCACACGTGGAATACCTGCAACTGGTGCAACTGAAAGGGTGGCAACAATGAATATTCGCAAATTTGAAGAATGGTTGAATTACAGCACCATCGCCTGTGGTGTTTGGGGAGCCTTTATTGGCATCTTGCGCGGCAATGACCTCGCGTTTTTGGGCGGAGCAGTCATGATTAACATCGGCCTTGCCTATCGTGCTGCTTATTTGCTGCCGACAGTGCGAATAGTAACGCGCAACAAACGGGACTTTGAAGATGCGTTGATGTCGTCTGGGCTTGTGAAGGCTGTAGATGACCTGCATCAATGCTGTCCTGTGGAAATGGGTGGCGTGAATAATGCGATCACCCATGAGGTTGCAACTATCCACGTCGTTAAATGCGCAGAGAAACTGGTGGGAATCTGGAAAGACGGGAGGAAATCATGAAAACCCGCTGCCCCTGCTGTGGTGCAACGACCAGTCTCGATGCGCTGGTGGCCAGCGATGACGCCCGCGACGCCCTGCGCGCCTTGGTCGGCATCGGTGGCGACCTCGCCAGAGGTGCGGTCGTCTATGCGGGGATGCACCGCCCCGGCAAGAGCGAGCTGTCATGGGAGCGGCTCGCCAAAATCCTCGGCGAGCTGCTGGAGGCGATGCAAGCAGGCGAGATTACGCGCAACGGGCAACGCTATCCCGCGCCGCAGGCGGCATGGCTGTGGGCATTTGCCGAGATGCGCAAGCGCCGCGATGCGGGCAGCCTGACCCTGCCGCTAAAAGGGCATGGCTACCTCTACGAGGTACTGTCCCGCTGGGAAGCGCAGGATGCCACCACAACCGTGATGGCCCCGGCAACCGCTCCGGTGGTGGCAGGCGGTAAACCTGCCAGCAAAACCCTGAGCGGCATCGCCGCCCTGGAAGGACTGAAACGATGAGCAGCCTGCCAGCCAGCATCCACAACGCCATCATCGACGGAGTACAGCGCCTGTATGTGCTGCGACTTGATGGCGCACCGGCGGATGACACCCTGCCGCTGACGACGCAAGTGTGGCTCGATGCCATCGCCTGGCGGCGGCAGTGGGCAGATGACGATTTGCTGCGGCTACAACAAGCCTTTGTTGCGCTGACCGCAACCGCCAAACGCTGGCCGCAACCGGCAACGCTGCTGGAAATGCTACCGCCGCGCCCAGCGCCATTGGCGCTGCCTACACCGCCCAAAAGCGACGCTCAACGCGCCGAGGACGCGAGCTGGCTGGAGGGCATGCTCAACATGATTACCGGCAAAATGAAGGTCAAAAACCATGAACCCAGACGAAATCAACGCACTCAAACAACGCCTGCGCCGGCCGACACAGCAACGAGCGGCGCTGACCGCCGTTACCCTCGAATGCCAAACACTCACCATACAAATGCCGGAGCTGACAACGAAAGAAACGGCTGAACGCCTCGATGCGCTCATCCGCATGCTGTCACTCATTAAGCAAATTACAACGGAAGGAGAGAACCATGCCTATGAACCCCGAACACCGCCGCGCGATGATCGCCAAAATCAAGATCGCACAGAAGGCGCTGGCAATGAACGACGACAGTTACCGCGCCCTACTCACCCGCGTCACCGGGAAAGGCAGCGCCGCTGCCCTAGAAAAACGCGAAATGGAGGCGGTGTTGCGTGAAATGCAGCGCCTCGGCTGGAAGCCGGTCAACCCACAAGGGGTGCGTCCTCGTGTTGCCAGCGAAAAAGACCGTACCCTTGCCAAAATTGGCGCCATCCTCAAAGAACTGAACCTGTCATGGAACTACGCGCACGGCATGGCCAAGGCGATGTTTGCGCGTGAGCGTGTCGAGTGGCTAGACGCAGCGGAATTACACAAACTCATGCAGGCGCTGGCTGTCTATCAGCGTCGCCAGCGAGTACGACGAGCCCAAGCACAGGAGGCCAAATGAACGAGTACGCCGAAGCACTCTACGAAGTTGCCGAGCTGCTGCCGCCCTCGGTGGCAGATATCGTCAACACCATCGGTATTGAGCCAACTCTGCGCCTGGTGATGGCGCTTGGTGGTACATCCTACGATTTCCCGGTCGGAGTGGCAGACAGCCCGCGCCTGCGCGTGCTGCAAGACATCCTTGCCCCTGACGAAATCGAGCGCCTGCTCGCAGTCTATGGTGGTGCACGCTACTACATCCCCAGATGCGAGGCTGCGCTACGTGAGCTGCGTAACCGTCAGTTTCGTCACGCCGTTGAGGCGATGGTGGCGCGGGACGGCATCAGTCAAAAACTGGCCATCCAGCAGCTTGCCCCGCAGTACGACATCACGGAGCGCTGGGCGTATGAAATCCTGAAACCGCCCGCACGGCCACAACCCGGACTGTTTTAAGCCACAAAAAAACCGCCCTTAACGGCGGGGGTTTTTTTTTTCTCTCTCCCCCCCCCGTGGGGGG